TTCAAGCTCTTTAATCGAGTACTTATGATGCTGAACCAAAGCAAATATCGTAACGTAGTAATTTGTTAAAGAGTTATAGTTCAGCCCAAAGTAAAAAAATCACGAAGATTCCTCAACTCAATGTATCTATCCTCGCCGTCTTTATTCTTGTATTCAAGCTTGTGATACATTCTTGGTAAGTTTTTAAAGAACTCAGTCAGTTCATTCAGTGAGTTTACTGGCAAATCGTCAAGGAAGCTTTGTAATTCTTCCTCAGAAACATCCTTAATTGGATATACGTTGTTCTCATCAAAGATACTTTCAATACACGATACTACAAGATAGTCAACAAGTTCTGCTTGATTAAAAGCTGATGGAGCATCTTCAAGGATGGTAATTGAAGGATACTTCATCTTGATGCCAGTCGTTTCATTAATCATGATTGTATCTTTAATCAATCCTAGATCAAGCATTTCAACTGAGTCTAGATTTACTTGGAACTCATGAGCTTCATCATCTTCTTGATCGCGATACTTAATCGTAACAATGTTGTTTACCGACTTTGCTCTTAGCTTTAGGAACATGTATTCAAGATCAAACGTAGTAATTGTGTCAATGTCAAACTTTTCGTCAACAATACAGTTATTTAAAACTTGCTTGAGTGCAAGAACTATATCCCTTTCTTCGCCGGACTCTTGTGCAATAAGTAGGATCTTTTCTTCCCTGCAGACATATGGCCTGCACTTAATTTTTTTCTTTTGTGAAGGCACTAGCATTTCAAATACTGGCATATCAATCTTAGGTAATTTCATAGTTTAACTCCAAATTAGTGACTGTTAGGAAATTCAATATCAAAATCAGTGTAATCAAACGTGATCGGAAACTTTACGTATTCATTCTGTGCAGCCCATGCCAAATTAATCGGTGGTAAATCTTTAGGGTATGCGCGATACAATTTAATTTTCATAACGTATTCATCGCCCTTCTTGGGATCGTGATTGGGTTCATATACAATGATTTCAATAGTCTCAGCGCAGTAGCTGTCTTTATATGCTACTTCGTAGGTGCCTAATTTACCAGAATCGTTGGACAGTCTAGGTCTCTGACCTTTTGCGCGATAATTTACAATTTTATTTGTCCATTCATAAAAATACCTATATGTCAAACCTGCGCCGTCCATTGCAAATTGAATTGTTACCGGATCAAATATAGTATTGTATGGAACCCCTTCCATTGTGCCGTATCCAAATCTTGGTGGTAAACCGTCGGCGCTAGTAAATGACATACCTGGCAATGTTATAGATTCAGCACGAAGAGCTAAGGTTTTAATTCCCTCATACTTATCGCTAATCTGATTAATTGACTTATCTAGATCTTCAGTATTTAAATCAGTAAGAAGAGCGTCTTTGCCGAATGCTAAAGGCATCATGACAATATAACGATTTCCGTGCAAAACGTTATGCTTATTTACCTCTGATCTAAATTCTTCTATGCTAAACATTTACTTTGCCTTTAACATTTGTTTTGAATCTTTCCAAACTTGTGATTTTGTTGCACCGACAAATCGTTCAACTGGAAGGAATAATGCCATATCCCATTCGGACGGATAAATGTAAAGAAAATTGGATACAACTTGGCTATAAAGATACTGCTTAATGCAGGGTTTAAATAATCGGAACTTTGCAGCACCACTCAAAACTTCATACGACATTTTTAATTTGGTAGTTTCATCGTAACGAGTATTGCTTGAAAGTGTGTACAGTGCATCCATCAATATCGCACGTTCTTTGAGTGGAAGATAATGAAGATTTAATCCCCAGAAGCGATTGCCTTCAACCCTGAATGGGAATACCATAGGAAAGCGATCCCAGTAAGGAAGTGTGTCTTTATGTTTGGCATCGTAGTGATAAAGATACATTTCGCCTGGCTTAATAGTTGTACGAGCGCGGTCCTTATCTTTTTGAAGAAAATTGTTCTCGTTAACACGACCGCCAGTTTGTGCCACCCAACGTCCTACAGAATTACGATACCATTCACGAGCATCTTGAGTACGTGCAGGAACTTGACCTTCACGGACACCTTGAGTTAAAAGCTTATCAAAGAGTGTTGGTGATGCCATTAAAAATTGAGTCCTAATTCGTTTTCAGTTATAATCACAAATTTCCATCCTTTTGCATTACAATAAGCTTGAGCCGCTTGCCATTTTGATGAATTCACTCCCCATGTGGCAACTTCAGTTATGTATCGCTTATTTGGCTTGCCCTTCTGAACCGCAGGTGGTTTAGTTTGACTAGCAGGCTTTACTTCAACCAGAATTTCCTCGATCGTGTTATCTGGATTTTTTTTACGAAACCAGAAATCAGGAAAATATCTATGTCGCTTTCCATCAATTGGCGATATATAAGGTATGATAATCTCTTCACTCGACCATGAAAGAACGTCTGGGTGGGCATCCAGTTTTTGCATAACCATGAACTCCCAACGACTACGATAAACGATATTCGTTGGATCACCTTTATACTTTGACTGATTGATTGGTCTAAAAATTCCTTTATACGCCATTCTTATTCTCTATATAAATAGATTCATGTATATTTATAAGGAAACACTAGATGGCCTTTAACCCAGAAGACTATCTTAAATCGAATTCCAAAACTTCGATTGAAAGAATAGCGTATGATGCGGCAGTAAATAGTATTTCAGGCAGTTCACAAAATGCTCGGGGCATTGCTCAGGATTTAGGCCTACGTATCGTAGCGGAAGGTGCTTCATTGGATAGTAATGCATCACTGATTAGCGGGCAAATTGAGGCTGCCGTAAATTCATCGGCTGAAGAAATGTATTATGCACTTGCAGGTCTTGATGTCTCTAGAACAAATGGCGCTAAGCTTTCCAATCTTCGGCGCTCATCGGTTAGAATTAACGATGGTCAACTTGAACAAACTCATCCTGCTACAAAGATCGCTCGTGCAAGAAGAGCAGATCAAGTAGAAATCATTACGGCTATTTAAGATGAGTGAAAAAACATCAGAATCAGTTAAAAATGTCGGGCCCGATAGTTATACAGGTAAGTATTATTGTTCAATCAGACTCTTTGATTATAAAAGACCAAAGCCGTTTGAAAGTGCAGCAGAAGACGCAAAAAAGTCGATTAATTTACCAATACCTGTACAATTACTTGATGTTACGGCTTCATCATTTGCTCAACAGGATTTAGGTATTGTTGGCGATGCGTTTAATCTTTCAATGATATCTATGGCCGAAAGTGGTGCATTAAGAGCTTTATCAAATATAGCTGGTTTAGGTGTCGCGGGTTTCGGTGGTTATAGAAAATCACTATTAGGCCAAGTTAAAGATGAGAAAATTTCTGCTGATTTAAAAAATTCCTTAACTAAATCTATCGGTCGACTTGATAAAATAGGAGCTGGTGCCCAATTATTGGGCAGTGCAGTTAATTTAGATCCAGCGGCTATTTCAAGTGCAATACAGCAACAGGCGGGGGTTATCCCTAACCCTAATCCGTCGGTTAAGTTCGCAGGACCTATTCTTAGAGACGCATCCTTTACTTGGTATTTAAATGCTAAAAACGAGGATGAAAGCAAGAGATTTAATTATATAATTAAGTTATTAAAATCTGCATCCTTATCCAGGAATGAAACTGATGGAATTTCTGGCGTTTTGGCATTTCCTAAACTAGCTCAAATAAATTTTTATCCTTGGGATAATATAGTTGGAAATGATAAAACCAAACCAAATAAATGGGGTTGGTCGGATAATTCAATCATTCGTTTAAAACGTTGCTTTATTACACAAGTTAATGTTAATTACAATCCAACAAACGTTCCCGCATTTTTCTATAATGATTCACCCGTTGTTATAGAATTATCAATTGGTTTAAAAGAGGTAGAATATATGACTGCAAATGATTGGGATACAGATCGTTTAGAATTTGAAAAGGAATATACATTAAGCGATGCAGGTTCTGATGTTGTGGAAGGTTTAACCTCGGCGTTAAGTGATGCGGTTGCGGCGGGGTATAAAGCCATTTCAGACCTTGTAAAGTCTCAAACATGAACTACTTTAATAAACTTCCGACTATCACATATAATGGTCAACTAGCCAAGAATCTTTTGGCTAGAGCTAAATTATCAGATGATACAAGAAACAACAAGCTCGTCTTTCAGCGCTATACCATGAACGAACTTGATCGAGTAGATGTTCTGTCAAACTACTATTATGATAATCCAGGTTACTCATGGTTAGTTTGGTTCTCAAATGATGTCATTGATCCTTATTATGATATGCCTTTAGCGGAACTTGATTTTACTCGGTATCTTGAAGCTAAATATGGTTCAGTTGAAATTGCAATGCGTAAGATTGAATTCTATAGACTGAATTGGGTAGGTATTGAAGAAACACTTACACCACAACAGTTCAATGCTCTGGGTGAAACTGATCTGGGCAAAAATAAGAAGTATTATAAGCCTGTCTTAGATGTAAACCTAATCCCAGTCCAATACGTGATTAACCCTAAGGATTATGTTGTATCAACTAATCGTATCGAACAATACAATTTAGGCGCTACTCAGGGAGAATTTGTTGTAGGTGAGGAGGTTCAAGTCAATGGATCTACTTATGCTACAGTTGAAGCTGTAGGGCCGAATTTTATCATTTGTAAGCACATTGTTGGTGGATTTAATGTTGACAACACTATCACTGGTCAAACATCTGGAGCGACTACAACTATTTTACAAATACCTGAGCTTACCAAGGTAATTAATATTCCAAACGATGAAATCACATACTGGAGTCCAGTTACTGCATTTGAATATGAGAATGAACTCAATGAACTCAAGAAAGAAGTGAAACTACTTGACGTTCGATTTAAGTCTCAGGCCGAAAATGATCTTAAACGACTAATGAGCTTATAACGTGAGTGAACGAAAGACCTTTCTAACAGAATTTGCCAGAGCTCTTGACGGACCAATACGTGCCGTACAAAAATTACGAGAGCTTCAAGGTCAAGGTAAAGCACCCAAAAAGGTTGTCGACAAGGATATTATTCCCGGCGATGTGGATATTATCAGTATTGAATATACCTCGATTGATATGAGTAAAACGTATGATTTTTCTAATCAAGTCAAGTATATCAATATCTTTGAAAGCATTTTTAAACCCGCTATCTTTGCTGAATTGGAAGTAGCGGATCCAGCTTCCATTCTTCAAGACGTTGATATGCGCCCAGGTGATTACATTACGTTAACATTTAAGACATCAAAATCTGCTACAGATCCTACTACATATGTAATGGCGATTAGTGAAATTGGTAACCTATCATTGAAGTCGAACTTGAAGATGCAGACATATACACTTGTTCTTGCGTCACCTGAAGTATTACGAAATTCCGTATCAACTCTAGGCATGAAATTTAAGGACTCCGTCTCAAACTCAGTACGTAAGATCTTTGATATTTACATTAAAACTGATAAGAAGGTAAGCATTGACGGAACAAGGTCAATTGAAGATATGCCGCCGTTTACTGCTTTACGACCATTTCAAGCTATTAATTACATGGTTCGTTATGCTTACTCGAGTAGATACAAGTCATCTGCATACGTATTCTTTGAGAATAAGAATGGTTATCAATTTACGTCATTGGAAAAACTAATTGAACAAGGTGTGAAAAGTCAAAATAAAGGCAATCTCACAACTGATAAAGAATTTTTCTACGATTCAGCAACTAAGGAATCAACAAAGGACGTAACATTACGTAATATTCTAGCACTAAAGCAGGTTAGTTCTGGAAACTTCTCTGATGCCTCAAAGGTTGCAAACCGAGTCAATACGTATGACTTTAAAACTGGCAAATATAGTACATTTTATTTCAGGGCTGATACTGAAGAATTTGAACTGCTTTCAGATAAGGTGAAGACTCCGAATAAAGCGGCCTTTGATGAATCGTTTGGTAAACTCACAAAAGAAATCGAATTCGTTCCCATCTCATCAGACGTTACAGATAAGGATCTTGCCAAATATCTTGCATCAAGAAAAGGTTTTTCGCGTTTCCTTGAACAGGATGTAATGCAGATTCTTGTTTACGGTGATACTGAATTAACTGTTGGTAATGTGATTAAATGCACAATCGCAAATCCGACCTCGTTCGAATCCAATCAGAATAAACCCGCCCAGAAAAGCGGTTTGTATTTGGTGACATCATTACGACACATGATTTTGGCTTCGGATAGACCACAACACTTAATATCAATGGAACTACGCAGAAATAAACCTCTGGAGAAGAAAAATGTTTAATGCGTATTGGTTTATCGGCGAAGTTGTAGACATCACAGGCGACCCGGAGAAGCTGGGTAGAGTGCGCGTTAAGGTCTATCAGGATCATGATCTAGTAACAAGGAATAGTGATTTAACCTGGTCACACGTAATGCTTCCTACCACGAGTGAAAGCGTTGGTGGTGTTGGTTTGAATCCTTCACTTGCGGTTGGCAGCCGTGTGATTGGTTTCTATCCGGATGGTGAGAATGGCCGTGTTTCCATTCTCATCGGAACAATGTCATTTAATCCAGATGCAGACACCGGATCCTCAGATCATTCGCTATCATTTCTTTTCCGAGGAAAGAACTCGGTCGATCAAAAAAAGATTGGATTGGATGAACCTGATAGCTCGTATAAAGCGGAGTATCCATTCAATCGAGTATTACAAACAAAAGCAGGCCATATCATTGAGGTTGATGATACTGCAGGTGAAGAGCGCATTCACGTTCGACACAAGGCTGGGTCCTATATTGAAATGAATAAGGATGGACGTATCGTAATTGTCGCCCAAGAAGATTCAATAAATATCACAGGTGGTAATAATTCCATCCAAGTAATAGGTAATGCAAGTGTGGTGGTAGAAGGCAATCTTAATGCTTCTGTGGGTAAGGATGCAAATATTACATCCGCAGGAAACCTTTATATCGGTGCAGTCGGTAAGTTGGAATTGAGTAGCGGTGATAGCATTATACTGTCATCTGCTGGAGGTGTTACAGTAAGGGCTCCAGGTGGTTTGGTTTCAACAACATCCATTTCCGCAGTTGGTGCTATATCATCTGCTATGGGTACTACCGGGACTTTTACTACACCAAGTGGAAAGATTGTATCCGTGAATAAAGGTTTAGTCTCTCAGATTAAGAGGCCATAATGCCATCGATTCAAGTCAATTTTAACGCAGAGCAATTTGCACGTGGAACCGCGAATAGGATTGAACAATCCATTCGTTCCAATGAATGTAATCTACGTCAAGATCAAAAGATAGAAGATGCAAATAAATCGCCGAATGATTTAGAGGTAGCAACACAACGCATCAATGAACTCAATGCTCAGATCCGCTCATTCAATGAATACGATGGCCTAAGAGCTATTATATCGCAACATGTCAGCGATTTAACTGAAGATATTAATGATAAGGTCAGAGAAAAGACTTATCTTTTAGAAGAAATTGCTCCTCTTTTAAAGCTACCTCTCACACCATTTGCCGTTGTTAAATTTATAGCTAAGCTTGTCATCGGTGATAAACTACCTCAAATTATTGCTGCCATCAAGATGGCTCTTCAAATCTTTCGACTCATTAGAGCTCTGAATGAACTACAACTAGAAGTAAGAAGAGCGGTTCAGCGATTAGAGGAATTTGTTAAGAGTGCTCCTGACTTCCTTCTGGCTGAAACTCAGAGAGCACTTGATAGTGTTGTTCTGAATTTACAATTTGCAATTCAGGATGAAATCGCAAAGATCTATTGTGATGAACTCAGGGCTCAAGGTGTGTCAATTGATCAGGCCAGAGATGCTCTATCATTAATTGAACAAGGTCAACAGATTCTTCAAGTAATCAACAATATTACAACAACTGTAAATAATGACTTACAATCAAACTTGGCTGTAATTGGTTCTATTCAGAGCGATATTGCAGGTGTGACTGGACAAGCACAAACGATTGATGTTTCAAGTCCTGACGCATTCCTCCAGAGTGTTGAAAATGGCGATGCTGATGCATTCGTTTCTGAAGCAGATACCTACACCAAAGCGATTGACGCGAATGCCGGTGTTGTGAATGTCCGTGAATTTAATCTTGTACTTTCTCCACCATTACAAAATAGTAATGTAGTATTTGGAACGATCTCAACATCAAATGGCTTTATATCATCTGATTTCTCTGACTGGTCTATTGCCAAACAACTTGATAACCCATCAGCAAATCTTGTATTTAATGTTACTGTGAATGATGTCAGTAAGGGTAATGTGACGATCACAACTACTGGAACTGTAATAAGTAATACAGGTAATACACAAATTGCACTAGCGTCAAATGACATTATTAATCTTGTGAATCCTGCAAATGCTTCAACCGCTGGTTCAAATACACGGGTTTATTTCACAATCAAGATTAACGAATTAGGATCAGGAACACTATAAGATGGTTACGAGAGCAGATAAAAATACACCACTTCTCAATCAGGATCAAATCTATAGTGACTTTCTCACGGATTTAAATCCGCATCCAGTATCAAAGGATATTGTAAAGTTCATCAATGAGCGTGCGGTTTCGAGGTCCGTTCGTAATTTGCTTTCAACAAATAGAGGCGAACGTCTTTACCAACCAGATATCGGAAGCGATTTATCAAATCTTTTGTTTGAGCAAATGACTGATGGCATGGCTACAACCATCTCAAACCTAATCTATAGTACACTTGAACAATATGAACCACGAGCAAAGATTCTACGACTCTCAGTAATTCCAAATTATGATCGTAATCTGTATGATGTAACCATCTCATTTATGATTATAAATAGTCAAGAACCATTCACGCTTAATATAGCACTAGATAGAGTAAGATAATGGCAGCAAACTCAAGTATCTCTCTTACGAGTCTTGACTTCGATTCAATCAAGAATACGTTCAAGTCGTATCTTCGTGGGCAGGACCGTTTCAAGGATTATGACTTTGACGGATCGAACATGGCGGTCCTTCTTGATTTGCTTTCATATAACACGTTCCACCAGGGTTTCTACCTTAACATGGTTGGCAACGAAATGTTTATGGACTCAGCAGTCCTACGTGATTCAGTTGTCTCACATGCTAAGGAACTCAATTACGTTCCGCGTTCATTTAAATCGGCTGAGGCAACTATTAATCTTACAATCGTATCCGATAATTCGAATACAATCAGCCTTACAATTCCAAAAGGTTATACCTTTAGTTCCAATTTCTTTAATCAGTTGTTCACATTCTCTGTTGCTGAAAATATTACAGTCAATGGCTTTGGAACGTTTAATGTTCCTAAACTTAAGATCTACGAAGGCATCTACCTAAAGGACACTTATGTTTATGCATCGAGTAATAAGCAGCGTTACCTAATTTCAAACAAGACTGTCGATACTTCATCACTCTCGGTAACAATTATCGAAGATGCTGGTGCAACTATTCATACGTATAATAGAGCATCATCCCTCTTTAATCTTGATTCCGATTCGAAGGTCTTTTTTATCCAGGGTGCTGAAAACGATTCATACGAAATCGTGTTTGGCGATGGTGTCACAGGCCGTAAGCCTAAAGAAAACTCCGTTGTTATTCTTGAATATCGTATCTCTAATGGTGAACTTCCAAACGGCTGTAATGTGTTTGTTCCAGATGGTCGCATCGCCGGCGAAGACAATATTACAATTGTTACTGAATCTGCAGCATCCTCTGGTTCAATTTCAGAATCAATTGAATCAATCAAGTTTAATGCGCCTCGTTACTTTACAACTCAGGAACGTGCTGTCACAAC